ATGTCGCTAGTAGGATTTATAACGGAGGCTTCACTGCATACTTAGCAGGTGGTATTCAGATTGTTGTCATACTAGGCAGCTTAACTTACGAAGCAGAATCATAAGGAGTATTATATAAATGTCTAGTCAATTACCCGTCTATGTAAGTAGACAAGTAGAATTATCTTTTCTAGAGCAAAGCATTACAGGTGTTGCAGATAGCTTCGCCAGTATTGAACAGAACTCAGATTTCACAAATGAGGATGTAGGTGCTTTCGGAGAAGTAGGTATTTCAGTTAGCCCAGATCAGACAGGAATGTTTGAGCTAACTCTGCAACAAACATCTTTAACTAACAAGTTCCTTTCTAATGTTATTAATGCACAAAGACTATCAGGTGGTTTATATAGAGGTTCAATGACCTTATCTGATCCATCAGGTGGTGCATTAGTGCAGTTAAGAAACTGCCATATTAAGAAAGGCCCTACTCTTGGGTTTGGCGCACAAGCTCAGGATAGAACGTGGACTCTCTTCTGTGCAGATTATGTTTACCTAGAATTGCCAGAAGGTATGACAGAAGAAGCTGCTGCATTAGGTGGAATCGTAGGTACAGTAGAAACATTAAGTCAATTTAAAGTGTAACTTAGCAGGTTACATTAAACCATAATTCAGAGGGGATTATACAAGTGAGTTTATTAGGACAAGATATAGTACAGAAAGAGATAGGAGGTAAGCAATACACATTAAAGTTGCTTACTACTTCTCAAGCAATTGAAGCAGCTAGTGAATTAGCACAGTTATTTGCAATGCCTATTGGTAGTGCATTTGACTCTGGAGCTTTTGATGGTATAGAGAGTTTAGCTGATCTAAAGGATATGGACGCTGGTAAGAATATGGCTATGACTCTTGTATCTGCACTAGGAAAGAAGAGTATAGTTCCTCTTTTAAAAACACTGACAGCTAACATGGAAGAAAATGGAGTAGCCATGAACTTTGACACTTACTTTCGTGGTAAGAATCTAGGCAAGCTTCCAGTGTTCTTAGCTTGGTCTATAGAGGAGAATGGTATAAGCCCTAATGTTTTTATCCAAGGCTTTTCGGAGATGGGGGGAGTAAGTTCTACTCAAATCCTTTCAATGATGAGCCAGAACAAGACAGTGGAAGATACAGAGACTCCATCAGAAGCTTAGTCAAAGAGAAGTCCACTTTAGATCCCATTGTTTTATTGATTATGCGGATAGCAAACAGTAAGTTTTGTCCTTCCGCTGATCAATCTATCAACACATTATTACATGAATATACACTCCAGAGGTTATATAAACTAAAAGAGTATATAGATATAAATGAATCCTATGAGATGGCTTATCACAAGGATGACGAAGAAAAGAACTCTAGAGGGAGAGGTTAGCTTATGTTATTAGATGACAACCATACCATGCAAATACAATGGGATGGCTCCTTAATAGAGAAGGGTTTTAAAGATATAGAGACTAGGTTTAAGAACTTAGATAACCTTACTGCAAAGACGCAAAGAAAAGTTAAAGTAGAAGGCTCTCACGATATTGATAAAGCACATACTAAAGGTATTATAGAAGATAGGAAACGTGCTTTAAAAGAACAACAGCAATTAGGAAGGGAGCTTGCAGCAGAGAAGACTCGCGAGGCTAGAAAAGAGATAGCACATGAACAAGCTCTAGCTATGCACAAGAGACAGAGTGCAGTTGCAGAGGCTAATGCTTTAAGGCAAGAAGCTACTCTACTAACAGAGAACCGTAGAATAGCTCAAGCTAGACACAAGATTGATAGTCAAATGGCTGGCCTGAAAGGTAGTAATTCACCTCAAGCTAAAGCTCAGATGGCGGCACTTGAAAAGCACATTAAACATTTAAAGAATGCTCAGGATTTACTAAACTCTTCTGTCAAGAAAGGCGATAGGCAATTCTTACAGTATAAAGAAACTCTACAAGACACTATAACTAAAGTTACACGTTTAAATAAAACTACTACAGCTATAACAAGAAACTTTAATGCACAGAAGTTTGCAGCAGATGGTCTAGGTCAGTCTTTAAAGAACATGGCAAGAAGTTGGATATCTGTGTTCGCCGTAATAGGAGGTGTAGGTTTTCTTAAAAGAACAGCTCAGGACATGGAAAGTATAGGTGTCGCATCTCTATTGGCATCTGGTAGTGCTAAACAATCTGCCAAAGATCTGGAGTTTGTAAAAGACCTTACTCATGACTTAGGACTTAGATTTAAAGACACAGCCAAGGCATTCGCTACGTTTAACGTGGCAGCGTTATCTTCTGGAGTATCGGGAGAAAAAGCTAGGGAAGTTTTTATAAACATTTCCGAGGCACTAGCAGGTTCCGCTACAAGTGCTGAATCCGCTAAATTAGCTTTTCTAGGTTTTAGGCAAATGATGTCGGGATCTGTAGTACAGGCTCAAGAAATAAATCAGATTGTGGATCAGATGCCAGCGTTCTATGGTGCAGCTAAAGACGCATTAGTTGAGATGGGATATGAAGTATCTCAAGTGGCAGATGACGGTAAGAAGAGTTTCAAAGATACATTCAAACTTATGGGTGTAGATGCTAAAAAGTTTGTAGACCTATCTGCTAAGATTATGAGTGAACAGGCTAGACAAACAGGAGCTTTAGCTAAGTTTAAATCTTCTATCTCTGCGGAAGAGACTAGGATGATCAATGCCAGAGATGTAGCTATTGATAAAATGGCTGCTTCTGGATTAGATGATATGTTTAAGAACATATTTGGAGGTTTAGCTAATCTTATTAAGGCAGTAACACCTGCACTTACAGCACTGGGGTATACTTTTGGTAGATTAGCAGAGTATATAGCACTTCCTTTTAGAATGTTAGGCAAATTAGCAGAACTATTAGGTGCAGAAGAAGGGGAAGGTATAACAAGGGTTATTCAATTACTAAGTACTTTCCTAATACCTCTATTGATATCTGGATTAGCTAAGATGTCTATAGTATTAGGAGGTGCGGCTGCAAAAGCTATGGGATTATCTGCTGGACTATTCACCGCGTCTAAAGCAGGTTTTACTTTCGCAGGGTCTTTAATGGCTATACGTTCTGCTGCAACTTTATTAATGAAAAGATTCCTACCTTTATATTTACTCATGGAAGGGTTGACCTTCTTATATGATAAATTCTCAGGAGGGGATACCTCATTAGAGATTAAAAACCTAGAAAGATCTGTGAGTAATAAAACTGCATCTAGTAGTAACCAACCTACTTTCCACGTGGAGAATTTACAAGTTACTTCCGGAGATGGTGGGAATGCTCGCGAGATTGCAGAAGATGTTGTTAAAGAGTTTAGAGATATGGCACATAGTTCATTCCCTCTTGTATAAGGATAATAAATGAGTGAATCATATTTTTCAATAGTCACAGCATTTGACGCCTTCGGTCTAGATGCTACTACTACTATATCCAGATCCTTGGATTCTAAGGTAACAGAGTTTTCCGTTGAGGATGGAGGATTTGCCTCTGATAACATAGTGAACTATGGAGATAGTATTACTATGAGAGGTATAATTAGTAGTGTTAATGCCAATGGTTTAGATCAACACCCTTCATCTTTTATAGCAGAAATAGAAAGAATACGATTAGCTAAAGAGTTAGTTAAAATAAATGTAGGGTTAGATACTGTTACACAAGGTGGCACTAAGACTTACAAGTCTATAACAAGTTGTGCAATAGTATCAGCTACGTTCACCCAAGATAGGAAACATGGAATAACTAAAGCTGGAGATGTGGCTTATAATGTAAATATACGCTTCAAGAAAGTCAGGATTATAGACAAACCTTCAATTAGTGTTAAAACTGTTTCAATTAAAGTCAAGGATGCTGTAGTAGAAGTAGCCCCTGCTCCAGAAGATAAAGTTACATCTAATAGGGTAGGTAATATAGGAGAGGTAAATAAAGATACTGGTGCTTTCACTAGGTTTGATTTTACCTCTGAGGATCCTTCCTTAAACCCTACACTCAGAGAGTAGAAGATATGCCCCAAGGGATAAATGTACCTGAACAAGCATCTGCAAAGCATAGGCTAGCACTAGGTGCCAATTCTTATGTAATAGTATTTAGGTTTAACTCAAAAGATAAGGCATGGTATTTTGACTTATACTCTGATAGTAACGCTCTTATAAAAGGAGGCGTGAAAGTTATGCCAGATCAATCCTTACTCCTCAGATATCTTTTAGATGAATTTGATGGAGATATTGTATGCCAGAGGGTTAATAACACCGTAGAAAAACTAGGAAGGAGTAATCTAGGTATTGGTAAAGACTATGAGTTGGTTTATTTCTCTCAAGAGGAGATAGATGGTGGCTAATTTTAATAGAGCTTACAAACTCACTATCGCAAGAAAAGATGCTCTTATCTCTAAAGTAAAGAATGATGAAGTATTTTCAGGAGGTATACAAGAAAATTACCTCACAGAAGAAAGACAAAGCTTAGTATTCACACAACATCAGATGACTGCTGATATTGACTATACACGTAAAAGTAAGAATGGTATTAATGGCCCTGCTAAGATTACCTTGTATAACCTATCAGAGGATACTTTAAACCAGATTAAAGAAGAAGATACAGTCTACCTAGAGGCGGGTTATATAGATCAAATAGAAGATTTACCTTTACTATTCTTAGGAGACATAGAAGCTATAAGTACTGTTGAAAAGGGTACAGAGTTGATAACCACTATCTTCTGTAGAGACTCTAGGAATACACTTACTAATCTGAGAGTATCTGGTGTTGCTCCTCCTAATACAACTTATGGAGATGCTATACAAGGACTGCTTACTTTCTTAGGTGACAATGGACTACCTACAGGTATCTTCCATAGAGATCCTATAGAGAATATATTACAAATAAATACAGTACCTAATAGTATCATATCTAATTTAAATTTAAATGGTAACCCTACATCTCGTACATTAATCAATGGACGTAACTATGAGGGCAATGCACTTAAAGAGTTACAAGACTTAGTAGCTGAGGTTAACTATGAGATGTATATTTCATTAGGTAAGATATACGTTGTACCTAAACGTAGTCTATATGGTTCAGTAGTTAGACGAGACACGCTTACTATAGAGAAGAGACATCTTAAAGCTCCTATACGTTCAAAGAAAGACTCCACAGGATCTAGCTTCAAGGAGAAGGGTAAAGTAGGTGTGGTGATTAATACTTCCTTAGATGGTCGCATTAAAACAGACTTATTAGATATAGAACTTAATACAGATGATGGATATGCAGGTACTTATGATGGGG